CATGATATTTACCGAAAGCTTTGTTGTGAAATTGATCAGTGGGCTCTTCTCCTTCGAGAATCTTCTTAATCTTTCCGGGAGTAAAATTAGCTTGGATTATATCAATCATAATCTTACCAAGATTTTTCTGGGCTCTGTCCAACTGGTCAAAAAGACCCTGAAGTGTTGTAAGACCAGCTCCTTGACGGAGCATAGAAAGAACACCGGCTTTATCATCCAACGCTGATCCCAATAATTCTTCATTAACACCAGAAATTAATGGCATTTCTTTTGCAAGGAGTTCAGATAACTGGATTGTTGTTGGAGGTATAACAGGAGATTGGATCTGTTGAACATCCGTCATAGCTGCTTCTTCCTTGAGAGCAAGGCCACGACCTTGTCCAGTCAGGAAGACATCTTTTGGATTAACTAAAGCATTCTCTTTATAAACCCATCCAGTATTAATCGTACTTTCTAATATATCCAATTCGATAATACGGCGACGATTGTACAAATATTGAGCATCCCTGAGACCACGTACAACACCCTGAATTCGCCATTGGAAATCCGACATCTGTGGATTATAATAAGCAAACACAGGGACAAAATTATATTTATCAATGCCCAATGGATTAGGTCCATCATAAAGTACCTTCCCTTGCACAACAATAGCAAGTCTTACTGTTGGAACTTCTTGTTCAATAATAGTTACCTGCGGATACCTAGCTAAATACAAATCAAGACGCTCTTGATCTTCAGATTTCCATTCCATACTCTCACCAGTCTCAGTGTCGACAAGCATCTTTTGTGTACGATAATCTCTATAGTAGAATTCATCGTATGTTAGAAGGTTGTTCGTTCCACGAGACTCAGGCATATGCTGGAATTTACCGTCTTGGCCAGATCCAGAATCTGAACTTGATAATCCAAGTATATCTTCAGACTTATCTGGCATTAATGATATACACTCTCTTTTAGTAAGAAAGCTCCGTTTCCATATACCATTGCAATCGGAAAGATCAGCTTTTTTAAAGAACGGATCTATGATAAATGAATTGTAACTACAGTTATCGACTTTGATATTACCAGAGATTGGGTCAGACCGAAAGTCTAACCACACTTGTAAAAGATTCATACCAGTTACAAGTGCACCATGAAAGGATTCAGAGATAGTTTCTAAAATACTTTCTTGGTTTACACACCACATGAGAACTTTAGTAAACTGATCAGATGTCTCATTGTCAGCGTTCTCGATGGGAACAGCTATAATAGACTTACGGGATCTACGCTGATGACCACTGATCATATTTATAATAGGACGGATGCGATTGAAATTAAATTGACGCTTTCTATGAGAAGGAAGATTTCCATATAGATCGTTCCATAAATTTCCATCTCCAACTTCGAACTTTGTATCAGTATCTGCCTCACTCCAAAAAGCCTGATTCATGCTAATCGAGTTAGCATAAAATGTTTCCATTTTTGAAAGTACTGTTTTATGAGAGTCATCAAGATAAGTGGAACCTCTATCAGGAAATAACATACTCAACTCCTTTTAATTGGCAATTTTATATTTTATATACTCAAGATAGAAAACAATTGCACAACATACCATTAATACTACTTACTCTCAGGTGATAATGGAGTTAAATCAATATCAACCCCAGTCCCATATTCGATGAGTTTTTCAGTTGTTTCCTCAAAGATATTATCATCCTGATAAGATGGTATAAAAAATTTAACTGCGAAGACTACAACCATGCTTACTATTACAATAAGACTTTTCATCCAATCTAACATGATTAATCCTTACTTTCTTTACTATCTCTAGTATGTGAATGTATCTCTATTTTTATATCTATCTCTGTGTCAACATCACCATTATTTTTATTGAGTTGGCTGTCGATCATTTCTTCTAACGTTGGATGATGATGCCTTTGTTCGTTAACATCACTTACTACTTCTTGATGATTAACATCTCTCTGCTCTTGGGTTTCTCTATCACGTTGTTGTTGTGAATATTCATATACATGAGAAACTCCTGTACAACAAGCACCTATCACACCTCCAATAGCCATCCACATATTCATAATAAACTCCCAAGAACTAGAAAAATACAACAATATACTTACATCATCCAACATTACATTAAAAACTAACTACATCTATAGCGGACAAGATTGAACCGTTATACCTGTAAAGGTAGGGGTTCCCGTACTAGCGACCTGTATATAGTAATTATTTGGCACTATAGCACTTAATGTGAAGAACGTTGCAGCTGCGACACTAAATGATGGCACAACAGTATTAATAGTTGGAGATGTAGCTGATCCCACACCAAGTGTAAGAGTTGCTGTAGTAGCAGCTGAAATTTCTACACAAATATTAACCATTAAATCATATCCAGTTGTGTTCTGATATGAAGTAGCGGCAGTAAATGCTGTTACAAATGCTGCAGTAGCTACACTAGAGTTTACAGGAGCAGTTGATAATCCAGTACTAAATACAGTTGCTGTTGGTGAAGTAACATTAACTTGACCAGAACCAGCATCAATATTGACAGCAGTCGTCGTAGTTGTATTTCCAATTGTAATCGTTTTAGCAGCTGCATCAGCACCAAGACTTATAGCACCAGTTCCAGTTACAAGATTGTAAACACCATTAGTAGTTGTATGCGTTGTACCTGCTGTACCAGTGTTAATATTAACGGCAGTTGCACCAGTTGTATTACCCATAGTAATTGTTTTTGCAACAGCTATTCCAATTTCAATATTACCAGTGCCTGTAACAAGTTTTACTGGTTGTCCTGAAGAAATATTTCCTATAGTGATCTGTTTTGTAGCTGCATCATCACCAATTCTAATATTACCTGTACCTGTTGCAACTACAAAATCAGCGTTGTCAGAGGTCGTACAAATAATTCCTCCAACCCCGGCCCTGATTGCAACGGCTGTATTGCTTGAGTTTGCCCCTATTATTATATTTTTGGTCGTAGCATCTGTACCAATATTAATAGCACCAGTTCCAGTTATAAGATTGTAAGCACCATTAGTAGTTGTATGCGTTGTACCTGCCGTACCAGTGTTAATATTAACGGCAGTTGCACCAGTTATATTACCAACAGTAATTACTCTAGCGGCAGCGCCTGTTCCTACGTTTATATTCTGCGCGACTGCATCATCTCCGATAGAAATAGCTCCAGCAGAAGAGTTAAGTGTAACAGCACTTGTACTAGCTATAAGAACAGTACTTGCAGATGTTAAAGTAACATTACCAGTTAGTGTACCAGTTGCATAAATACCTGCTATTACAGTATAAGTCCTAAAGTCTCCATCCCCAACACTAACAACGGACACATATTGAGTGGTTCCAATTGTATATGAAGTAATCGGTCTTCCAGCAGCTCCAGTAGCGACATCAGTACCAATAGATACAAATGCACTGCCACTCCATGAATAAGTAGAAAATGTAGCAGCACTTGAAGTAGTTACTGATATATATTGAGTTCCACCAGTACTATATGAAGTTATATCATTAGGCGAACTTCCAGTAGCAACATCAGCACCAACAGATACAAACGCGCTGCCATTCCATGAAAATGTACTAAAGGTTGCAGCACCTGAATTTGGTATTGATATATATTGAGTCCCACCAATAAGATATGCCGTAATATACGTTGGCGAAGTTCCAGTAGCAACATCAGCACCAATAGAAACGAATGCACTGCCGCTCCATGAAAATGTACTAAATGTACTAGCTCCTTGATTTACAACAGATACATATGATGTACCACTGATTTCGTATGAAGTAATGCCATAAGGTGTAGTTCCAGTAGCTACAGCTGTTCCAACAGATACAAACGCGCTGCCACTCCATGAGTATGTACTAAAGGTTGTAGCTCCTTGATTTGCAATAGATATATATTGAGTCCCACTAATTACATATGATGTAATACCATTAGGTGTAGTTCCAGTAGCTACAGCTGTTCCAATAGAAACAAATGCACTTCCATTCCATGAATATGTGCTGAAAGTTGCATCACTTTGATTTACAACAGATACATATGATGTACCACTAATTTCATATGATGTAATCTGCCATGGTACACTTCCAGTAGCAACATCAGCACCAACAGATACAAACGCGCTGCCATTCCATGAAAATGTACTAAAGGTTGTAGCTCCTTGATTTGGTATTGATATATATTGAGTCCCACCAATAAGATATGAAGTTACGCCACGTGGTGTAGATCCAGTAGCAACATCAGCGCCAGTAGACGCGACAGTTGCCTTTTCGTCAATAGTTACTGCGTCAACAGGAATGTCACCAGAAGCAATTGCCGCATATGTTGGTAAACTAGATACTCCACCAGATACAAGATAAGTTCCAGCGGCTCCTGCAGAAGCGACGCTTACTAGTCCAGCAGAGGTGTTTACTAGTGATCCATATGAACTTAGAGATGGAATTGTAACTCCACCAGATCCAGTATCAATAGTAATAGCAGTTGCACCAGTTGTATTTCCGATAGCAATCGATCGAGCGGCAGCGCCTGTTCCTATATTAATGTTTTGCGCAACTGCATCATTACCAATAGAGAT